ATAAGCGCTTCGGTAGTGTTCAGAATAGTGGTAAGCCTATTATAGTTGCCGGGGACATGGATGTAAAGAACTTAGGATTTGCTCCAAGAGAACTTCAATATCAAGTAGGGAGGCAGTGGAGTCTTAAAGAAATTGCAGGAGCGTTTGGAATACCGGAAGCCTTGGTAACAGTGCAAGATGTTAATAGAGCCAACGCCGTAGAAAGCATGAACCACTATTTAAGAAACACTATTTATCCTATGATGGTTAAATATTGCGGTAAGATTAACGAAGTATTAGTTCCACTATACGATCCGAACTTATTTATATGGTTTGAAGAGCAGTATCTAGAGAATCCTGTAGAAAAAGTTACGAATACGATTAGTGCTTATAGTGCAGGTATTATTGACAAGAACGAGGCTAGAAGTGCTTTAGGATATGAACCGGTAGAAGAAGAAGCGCCTATAGAAGATGTTAAACCAGAAGTAGTAGAAGAGGAGTAAATTATGAGTAAAGACAAAGTATTGGTAAGTTCGTTAAAACCTTATATGGACATAGAAGGATTGGACGTAGGATTAGAAGTAGTTCGTAAGCGCTTTTCTTCTAGGATAACCATAGATCCATCAGAAGACAGGACATGTGTAGCGAATATAACGACTACCGATGAAGATGCAGAAGGTGATGTTATTATTCCAACGGGCGCAGATCTTAAGCGTTTTACTAAAAATCCTGTGATTATGTATGCTCACAATTATAGTGGTAAACCTGTTGCTAAGGCTGTTGCTCTAAGTGTTAACGAAGAAGGTATAACGGCTAAGATGAAATTTGCAGAAACCGAAGAAGCCAACGATGTGTGGAGTTTGATTAAGGGTGGATTCTTAAACGCTAATAGTATTGGATTTATTATAAAAGAAAGATTTCATAGAGGCACAGAAGAATTTAATACTTACGTTAAAGAAAATAAAATAAAGGTAAAGGATACAGTAGACAGGATTATCAGTAAGTTTGAATTGCTTGAAAGTTCTATTGTTCCTATTCCTTGTAATCCTGAAGCGTTGATGGTAGCCGTAAGTGAAAAGAGCATAAATCTTTCTGAAAAAACCTTGAAAGAATTAGATTTACCTAAAGTTATAGTGGTTGAGAAGAAGGATATTGTTGAAGAAATAGTAATAGATTTGCCTGAAGAAATTATAAAATCACCTGCTTGTAGACAAAAAGATGAAACAAAAGAAGACTGTGTTGCACGTAAGATACCTGAAATTATAGGTGAAGGAGTTGATAAAGAACAGGCTATTGCTATGGCTTATTCTATGTGTGACAAGCCATGCGAAGAAAAAAGCAAGGAATTTAAAGAATTGGTTGAAAAAGCCAAAGAAATTAAAATAGAAGAGCCAAAGAGAAGCATAAAGGTTATTCGTTCGGGTGGTTATGATATTAAAAAGCTAGTCGAATTAAGAAAGTTGGCTATAAAAGGTAAAGTGGTTTAGAGTTACTATAATAATAAGTGAATACTTATAGGCTACTAGGAAATACTTTAGTGTATATCCAAAAGGAAAATAGGTGAAACAGGAGAAAGTATGAAAGTTAAATTGCTAAAAGATAAAGAAGATGGCGCAGTAAAATTAATCAAAGATTCAATATTGGAAGTAGATGAGAAGACTGGAGCAGAGATGATTGAAAAGAAAGAAGCCATCGTATATGTTGAGGAAGTTGAGAAACAAGAAATTAATAAGGAGTTAGAAAAGATGACTACAGAAATTAAAGTAGAGGAAAAGGCTGACATCAAGGTTATTTCGGAAGAGCCTACTTGGAAGAGTATGGGCGAGTTCTTGGGTGCTGTTGTTAAGGCTGGCCGAGAACACGAAATTGACAAACGTTTGATTAAAAGCACGGGTCAGAACGAAACCACGCCGGCAGATGGTGGTTATACCGTTGGAACAGATTTGGCTAAGTTTATAACACAGCAAGCACAAGCGGCTGCTGTTATTGAGCCAAAGTGTTCGCATATGGAAATTGGTCCTAATTATACAGGCATAAAGATTCCACAGTTGAACGAAACGACTCGCTCTATTACTACCTTGTTTGGTGGCGTAAGAGTATATTGCGTTGCTGAAGGTATTGCTAAGACTCCGTTCAAACAAGCCTATTACCAGAAAGATATTCAACTTAAGAAACTTTGCGCCGTCAATTATGTAACTGACGAACTCTTGCAGGACAATACGGCGTTGGAAGGTTTTATTAGGATGAACGTAGGTAAGGCGTTTGCGTGGACTAAGGATAACGAAATCATCAACGGAACTCTAACTGCTGCTACGGCTATTGTTAATAACGCTGCTACGGCTGAAGTTACGTTTGCTGGTGCTAATCCTACTGCTGCTGAAATCGCTCAGATGTATACAGCAAACCTTAACAGGGCAAGGGCTGAGTGGTATATGTCAACCCATCAGTATTCACATCTAATTGCGTTGGCTACGACTGGCACGTTCCCACTATTCCAACCTTCGTTTACTACGGCACCTGCTGGAACGTTGCTTGGAAGACCGATTAATATTATTGAACAAGCTGGCGTAGAGACTGATGAAAGTGCGTTCATGTTCCTAGATCTTACCGACTACTTGGTAATTGGTAAGGGTGGAATTCAGGAAGCCGTTTCTATTCACGTAAAGTTTCTCGAGGATGAGACAGCTTTTCGTTGGACCACGAGGTTCGGAGGAGCCCCTCTTATGGCTTCTACTATTACGTTGCCTGATGGTTCGGTTGTATCATCGCTAGTAACCAGAGACTAAGTAAAAAGTAGTAAGGTAGGTGAGGTCAATCCCTCACCTACCTTACTTTAAATCCAGCCTAAATAACGGCTAAACAGGAGACGCAGATGAAAGAAGAAAAGAGAAAAGAGTTAGGTAAGAAACTTCAAGATTTAGTTCATAAATCCACGGGTCAGAACGAAGCGGTATTTGCAGACGGTGGAGCGTTAGTTAATCAAGGTATCTATCCGGATATTTTAAGTCCTAATTTCGCAGAAGGTAGTTTATATGCTGATTGCACTATTATAAACGTTGGTGACAATAAGAACGGTTTAAAAATTCCAGTAACATCAGAAACCAATAGAAGCAAAACAACGGTAAAAGGTGGTTATCGTGCTTATGTAGTTGGTGAAGGTGCTACTAAATCTAATTGTTCTGGTAAATTCTTAACACTCGATTTAACTTTAAATAAAGAAGCAGTAGTTATATGGGCTACTGATGAAATTCTACAAGACTCAGAAGCGCTTGCCAGTTATATGAATAAGAGTGCCGAAGAAGCGATTATGGCACTTACCGATGATTCAATTATTCATGGTAACGGTTTGATGCATAGTATTGCTGGTCATCCTTCCACTGGTTTTTCTGCTCTAACCGATCCTTTGACTTTGGCAGAACTACACGATTTCTATGATTTATATTATGGTGGTAAGGCTGGTAAGTGGTATATGACTAAGGTAAGGTTCACACAGATCCTTGATTTGTTTGAACCGGTTGTTACTGCGGGTACTGGTGGTGGTTCTCTAATATTGACGGTTACTGCTGGAGTATATTATTTATTTGGTTTACCTATTGTTATTGCTGATACGATGTTGGATAACGAAATATTGCTTGCTGACTTAACGCAGTATGTAATTATTCAGAAGCCTATGACTTCGGCTGTTAATCAGTCTATACGTTGGTTAGAAGATGAGCAGGGATTTAGATTTGTATTAAGAATCAACGGAGATGGACTTTGGAAGGCTGGTCCCATAACTTTAGCAGATGGAAGTATTGTCCATCCGTTCGTTATGGCTGCTGGCTTTGAAGAGTCTAGTTCTTCTGAACAATCTAGTATGTCTGAAAGCAGCAGTTCTGAAAGTTCTATTATAACGAATAGTTCCATGAGTTCTGCTTCATCGGAAAAGAGGGATCATAGTTCAAGTTCTTCGTTGAGCACTCCTTCTAGCGACTCAGAATCAACTCCTTCTAGTAAGAGTAATTCTAGTCAATCGTTGAGTACTGCTTCTAGTCAGAGTCAGTCTAGCGATTCAGAAAGTACTCCTTCTAGTCGGAGTCAGTCTAGCGATTCAGAAAGTACTCCTTCTAGTATGAGTTTATCTAGCGTTTCTGACAGTTCTGAGTCTACTGGAACTTCTGGATCGAGTATGTCGTTAAGTTCTCAATCTACAGAATCAGAATCGTTAAGTTCTGAATCTGAAGGTAACGTAAGCACATCGTCTTCAAGTCATGAAGGATGTGGTGGTGGTTATTTAGCGGCAGACTTTGCTACTGCTCTAGCTAACGGTATATATAACTATGCTGGTGTTTATGCTACTAAGGCAAGTTATTATAACGGAACCTATTATCTCTGGATCGATTCTGTAAGCGGATATTGGGCTATGTCTGGAACTCGTGGCGATCCTCAGAATCAGTGGATAAGTTCTATTGATACTATTGCTGCTTGCCCGGATGGTGACAGTTGGGTATCTGAGAACGGTACTATAACGCTAGCCTATAATTAATTCCAATAATTAGTCTAGCGGAGGTTAATTATGGGAATTATAACAGCAGCAGATTACGCAACGTTAACCAACCAAACGTTAACTCCTGCTCAAACTGTCTACGTTAACGCTCTAATCCCGGTAGTTCAAGACGAGATAGAGCGTTACTGTGACAGATATTTTGATAGTGCTGATTATTTAGAGTGGTTTAAATATTCTAAATATATAGTTCTACGACAATATCCAGTTACAGCAATTAAATACCTTGGTGAATTAGACGAAGTAGGTGTTTTTAGCAATTCTACTGATTATACCTACGAATTTACATCAACTACACTAAAAGTAACAGATGGTAATTTATCTACGACTACAATTACTTTTGGTGGTGCAATATCAAACTTAACCGATATTAAGACTGCGTTTGAGTTGGCTTATCCTTTAGTAACTCTCACAATAACGTCAGGATATAATTTGCTAAGCTATAAATTGATAAGACCGGGCACTGGTACGTCTATTATGGGTGCTAAAAGAAACGATTGTCAGACTAAATTGATTGAAGACGAGAATAGAACGTTGGAAATCATGATGGATAGTGCGTTTCAGTTCTGGGTAGCAACAGATTATACTACGGATGTTAACGTTTTTATTGCTTATACGGCTGGTTATAGTTCAACAACCATGCCTAAGATGTTACAGATGGTTATGTGCAATATTGTAAAAGACGTTATGAATATACAAAGTGCTGGTATTACTGGATTATATGAATCAGAAACCATAACTAATTATTCTTATAAACTTGGTGCTAACGTTACGGCTTATGTTGGACAGGAGATAACCAAGTATTATGGTGATTTGGAAGTATTTAGAAAACGAGTAATATAGGGGATGTTTTTCTAACATAGAATAAAACTTCTAAACAGGAACGTCATGGCTATACAGGATCTATATTGGTTCGATGCTAAATTTTATGATGACGCCTTAACAACGACGGTTCCAGACTCGATTGGTGGCATAACTCGTGTTGCTACCTATAAATTTACTAAAAAGTGTTATTATACCTATCTCAGTGGCGAAGAGATGGTCGTATATGGCAAAAATAACATACCTGCCACTCACCGTTTATTTTGTGATAACCTAAGTCAAGTAAAATCCACTGATTTAATATTGATTGATAACGTTTGGTATGACGTTCTTTATATTAATCCTGCACCTTACTGGAAAAATAAATCACATCATCTAGAAATATTGATGAAATCAGTAGAATCTCCTCAGGTATTTAATCCAGAAAGCAGTAGTTCTGAAAGTTCAAGCGAAAGCATAGGTAACGTATCCACTTCTTCATCTTCTATATCTCCTTGGTCTAGTAGTTCTCGTAGTTTAAGTAGTGCATCCAGTAATAGTAATTCTTCATCCAGTTCCAACAGCAGTTCTTCTAGTTCCAGTTATATTAGAAAGAATAGCAGCAGTTCTTCTGATTCTTCAAGTATAATTACGAATAGTAGTGCATCAACGCCTTCTAATTCCAGTAGTAGTTCGTCTTCCTATGTGCAGAAGTGGAGTAGTTCTTCAAGTTATTCTCATAGTGAAAGTTCTGCTTCTACTCCTTCTAATAGTTCTTCAAGTAGTAAATCAGGTAGTGAAAGCAGTATAAGTAATTCGTCCAGTAGTTCGTCCAGTTATATTCGCAGATGGAGTAGTTCTTCCAGTAGTTCGTATAAAGAACTTTGGAGTAGCAGTTCTGAAGGAAATAGTAGTTCTATAAGCGAATCATCCTTGTCTAGTTCTTCATCTTTGTCTGAAAGTTCTATAATAATTAAATCTTCTGAAAGCACACCAAGCAGTAATTCGGGTTCCAGTAGATCGTCCAGCACGGTTAGCAGTTTGAGTTCTAATAGCGAATCTTCTGGTAATTCTAATAGCAGTTCATCGTCTTCTAGTTATGTTAGGAAGAATAGTAGTAGTTCTTCTGAAAGTTCCAGTATGATAACGAACAGTTCTGCCTCAACTCCTTCTAATTCTTCCAGTAGTTCATCCAGTTATATTCGCAGATGGAGTAGTTCTACGAGCAGCTCTTATATAGAAAACTGGAGTAGTAGTTCTTCAAGTTATTCAAGTTCATCAAGTTCTTCTACCTATGTGCGCAAGTGGAGTAGTTCTTCTACCAGTAGTTCTAATAGTTCTAATAGTTCTTCCAGCCATAGTTTAAGTTCTATGAGTTCTGCAAGTTCTTTAAGCAGCGATAGTAGTGAATCTAGTAGCGAAAGTAGTGCAAGTAGTCCTAGTAGTGCAAGTTCTGACAGTACTCAAAGTTTAAGTTCTCAAAGCACAGAAAGTTCAGATAGTTCAGAATCCAGTTCCGAAAGTAGTATCAGCAGTCCTAGTAGTGGAAGTTCTGGTAGTACTGGAAGTTCTGGTAGTTCTCAAAGTTTAAGTTCTCAAAGCACAGAAAGTAGTGAATCTTCTTCGGAATCTAATAGTTCTGATTCTACTGAGATACAAACATCTTCTTCTACTGAATATATGAGTTCTTCCAGCAGTTCTTTATCATCGGGTTCATCGGGAAGCTCAGAAAGTTCTTCTTCTACCGAAATTAGAAGTTCTTCTTCTACCGAAATTAAAAGTTCTTCCAGTAGTTCTAGTTCTTCGTATATAGAAAATTGGAGTAGTTCTTCTACTTACGTAAAAAGTTCTTCTAGTTCCAGTGTTATTCCAGACATAGTTCTTACGGGGACTCTTAATCCAGATGGAACAGGAAATTATTATTATGATGGAATTTATAATAGTGAAAGTTCTTATAGAAGATCAGATGGATCTTATTATATATGGTCGTTAGGAACTAATATTTGGGTTATAACTTTAGGTAAAGGTTATACACACGATGAGTGGATTAGAACCGCAGTCAGTGTATATGGTAATTATGTTCCTGGATTTGGAGTATGGACAGGAAAACCTACAGCAAGTCCATCATAGGAGTTTAAGTGATATTAGCAGAACAAGTTTATATGATTGTAAGGCAGGAATTATTTAATAATAATATTACTGCTTATAGTGATCATGTTCCAGATGAAACGCATCCTATACCACCCTTTGTTTTATATGAAATTACTAATTTAGATCTAGTTCCTGATTGGGCGTTTGAAAAAGACTATGAAAAACTAAGAGTTAGATTTAATATATATGGAGCAAGAGATAATCCGATGGATGCTATAGATATTGCTGAAGAAATAGAAGGATTATTTAACAGGGTAAAGAATTCTTTTTTAGATCCAACGGAAGGTAAGTATTTGATTTGTTCTTATAAAGTAAACGATTCTGTGAATATTATTGATGATCCTAAATATTGGTTAACGGTAACGGATTATGATTTTGAGTGCCAAAGAGATATTTAATATGAATCGTAAAAAAAAACTAGTGGAACGGGAATAGATGCTATTAACAACAGAAGTTTTAAAGTTGATACGTTCGGAGTGCGACAAGATTACAGTGATATCCGGACACTTTCTTGCCGTGGCCCCATCCGAATTAGGGTACCCGTTCCTCACATACACGCCCGTAGGTTCTTATTCCGACTGGTCTTTTCAGAAAAACTACGATTATATACGTATTCAATTCAGTTGCTTTGATAATAACGACAATAAAAACAGGGTCGTTAACGTATTAAAGCAAGTAGAACGTTTATTTCATAGAACAAATCTTCAATTCCAACACACTGAGTCGGGTAGAAAGTTAGTATTATCCTATAAGAACCAAGAACGCATAAGATGGATGGATGAGGATAAATATTGGCTTAAGAACCAAGAACGCATAAGATGGATGGATGAGGATAAATATTGGCTTGGAACACAGGATTATATATTTGTATGTGAAAAAGATGCAGTGGAGGTTGATTGGAGCAGTTCTAGCAGCCTTAGTAGCAGTTCTAGCAGTTCTTATTGGATTAATTATAGTAGTTCTTCATCTGAAAGCAGTGAATTAAGTAGTGGTTCTAGCAGTAGTTCAAGCGCCTTCTTTGAAAGTAGCAGTAGTTCCAAGAGTAGTTCTAGTTCGTCCAGCAGTTCGTTTGGATATAGTTCTAGTTCTTATAGTAGCGAATCTTCGGAATCTAGTTCGGAAAGTAGTGCTTCTTCGGCTTCAAGTATGTCGCTTAGTAGTGAATCTTCGGAAAGCAGTGAGTCAAGTGGAAGTAGTGGAAGTAGTCAAAGTGAATCTTCAGAATCCAGTGAAAGTAGTGCTTCATCTGGATCGAGTCAATCTGAAAGTTCTGAAAGCAGCCTAAGTAGTGAAAGTAGTTCAAGTAAATCTAGCAGTAGTAGTTCAAGCTGGGATGATTGTCCGAATACTATCGCAGATTTCAATTCTACTATAATAATTATATAGAGGTAATATGAGTGTTGCTTATATAGAATATGCTTCAGATATAGCGGGTTATACTAGCGTAGTAACTCGTCCTACTAATTTGGCTGTTGGAAACTTGATGATTGCACACATCAATTTTAACAACGATTCTCACTATGTTACTCCACCAGCCGGATGGACACTAATACAAAGAGGTTATTCAAGTAGTATAAGTGTTGGAGTATTCTGGAAAATTGCAGTTCAAGCAGATGTTGATGCAACTAGTTTTGAATTTACATGCGAAAATACACTAGATCATAGTGGAGCTATATCTACTTTTAGTGGATTTGACGCAGAAAATCCTATTGGAACCAGCAGTATTAAAATTAACGGTTCTTCAAACATATGCACCGCTAATACAATTACTCCAGATATAAATTGCATGATTGTTTATTGTGGTGGTGTTAACGCTCCAAAAACTTTTAATAACGACTGGACAATTGCCACATCTCCGCCATCTTTTACAGAAAGATATGATTTTGTTCAACGTGCTCAAACAATAGGTATGGCGTGTGGGCTTAGACCAGAATCTACGGCAACAGGATCTGGAACAGTTACTATAAGTACTAGTGGAACAAATATAGCGGTTTTACTTTCTATTCAACCTACTGGAGCAACACAATCTAGTTCTTCAAGTTCTTCTTCTTATGTTGAAAACTGGAGTTCTTCTTCTAGTTCAAGTTCTTCTGGTTCGGCCGGTTTTATATTTACTATAACCACCACTGCTTCTCCACAGAATTTTACTTTACCTTTAGTTAACGCAGGATCTTTTAATTGCATAGTAGATTGGGGTGACGGTTCTGCTCCATCTACTATAACGGCATGGAACGATGCAGATAAGGTTCATAGTTATGCTATTGCTGCTACCTATACTATTAGAATAGAAGGTCCTTGCGGTGGTTTTGCTTTTAATAACGCAGGAGACAAGACAAAACTAAAGACCGTTGTTTCTTGGGGACGTAATTGTGCCTTTAATACTATTAACTTTTATGGTTGTAGTAATTTAACTTCTTTACCTAGTGATCCCGATGAAGCAAGTAGATTAACAACAGTAACTACGTTCTATAATTTCTGCTTTGGTTGTTCTAAATTAACATCAATACCAGTAGGAACGTTTAAAGGTAATACTACTGCTACCAATTTTAGTTATTCTTTCCGTGAGTGCACACTTTTAACATCGGCAGGATTACCGGAAGATCTATTTAAAGATAATACTGCCGCCAATACTTTCTTTGCTGCCTTCCAAGTTTGTACTGGTTTAACAACACTTCCTGAAAACTTATTTAAATACAATACAGCCGTTACTACTTTCGGTTATTGTTTTCAACAGTGTTCTGGTTTAACTGCAGCTGGTTTACCTAGTAATTTATTCAAATATAACGTAAACGTAACTACTTTCTTAAATACTTTCTATGTCTGCGCAGGTTTAACTTCAATACCTGCTGGATTATTTGCTTATAATACAGAAGTAACTGTTTTCAATAATACGTTCTATGGTTGCACTGGATTAACTGGAATAACCGCTAATATATTTGATAACAATACTAAAGTAACTGATTTCGGTAATTGCTTCAGGGCATGTTCTAATATACTTTCTATACCAGCACATCTATTTGATTATAATACTAAAGCAACTACCTTCTTCGCTTGCTTCCATAGTAATACAAAGATGACTACAATTCCAAGCGATTTGTTTAAATATAATATTAAGGTTACAGATTTCAGTTATTTGTTTATTTCGTGTGCCAGTAATTTAACGACAATTCCTAGTGGACTTTTTGATTATTGTCCTTTGGTAACTACTTTCGTTAACGCTTTTTATTCTTGCACACACTTAACTGCTATACCTAGTGGTTTATTTGACAATTGCACAGCCGTTACTACTTTTGCTGGTGCTTTCTGGGGTGACACTGCTTTAACTGGATTGGCCCCTACTTTATGGTTAAGATCTCCTGCTCCAACTGGAACTGACTGCTTCCTTAACGATGTAAATTTAAGTAATTATGATTCTATACCTGAAAATTGGGGTGGAAGTCCGGTAAGTTCTTCAAGTTCCAGTAGTTCAAGTAGTTCAAGTATATGGAAAAATCAAAGTAGTTCTTCTAGTTATTCTAGCGTCTCTGATTTTTCTAGTGAATCAAGTATATCAAGTGAATCTATTGTATCTAGCAGTTCTTCTTCTAATAGTTCCGAAAGTAGTATTTCTGATAATTCAAGCCAATCTATAGGATCTAGCGCTAGTTCTTTAAGTTCTGAATCTACTCCTAGTTCCTTAAGTATAAGTTCTGAAAGCACTCCTAGTAGTTTAAGTTTAAGTTCTGAATCTACTCCTAGTTCTCAAAGTTTAAGTTCTCAATCAACTTCTAGTTCTGAATCTACTCCTAGTTCTCTAAGTTTCAGTGAATCAAGTGAATCCGGTGAAGTATGTGGAATTGTATTTAGATCTTATGCTATAACGGATTCTGGAGCAACAACAGCCGATCACTTCCACTGCACTAAACCGGCCGGATTACAAGTTGGCGATTTGATGATTTGTCAACTTTTTTCGAGTACTGGAGGAGAAGTTTATGCGCCGGCTGGATGGGATATATATTCAATTTATAGTGCTGGTTATGATGGTAGACAATCGATGGGTCATAAAATAGCAGACGCAGGAGATGTTACTGCTGCTGATTTTATATTTACACCAAATATTCCTGCAACCTTATATATAGTTATATCTGCAATTTATGGAGTTGACCAAAGTGATCCTTTAGGTCCAGTTACAATTTATCAAGGAAGTAATAATCCTTTAACTTTAGCAACTATTACTCCTGACAAACCAAACACATGGATTTGTTTGGCGGCAGGACACTGGAGTAAGTATAGGAATTTTAGCGGATATGTAATTAACACTGATAATCCTGATTGGACAGAAGCCTATGATTTAAACGGAACTAATTGGGGAAGTGTTGCTTTTGCCTATGGTTGTAGACCTTCAGATGCAGCTACTGGAACAGGAAATATAACTCCATCTGGATCTGGAATTTTTATATCCGCTATGTTTTCTATTAACGGATTGTCCGATGAATCATCTCAATCAATAAGTTCTTCCAGTTCTGAAAGTAGTTTATCTTTACCTTCTCAAAGCACAGAAAGTAGTGAGAGCAGTAAGAGCAGTGGTAGTTCTCAGAGTATTAGTTCTCAATCCTTAAGTAGTGAATCCAGTGGAAGTTCTGAAAGTAGTTTATCTTTACCTTCTCAAAGCACAGAAAGTAGTGAGAGCAGTAAGAGTAGTGAAAGTTCTAGAAGTAGTGATTCTAGTCAATCCTTAAGTAGTGAATCCAGTGGAAGTTCTGAAAGTAGTTTATCTTTACCTTCTCAAAGCACAGAAAGTAGTGAGAGCAGTAAGAGCAGTGGTAGTTCTCAGAGTATTAGTTCTCAATCCTTAAGTTCTCAAAGTACTGGAAGTTCTGAAAGTAGTTTAAGTACTGGTAGTTCCCAAAGTTTGTCCAGTGAAAGTACCGGAAGTTCTTTAAGTAATTCTTCAGAATCCAGTGAACCGGTGTATAATCTAATAGGATATCTTTGCTGTGAAATTAACGGATCTAATACGAAAACTCACTGGCTACCGTTATATGATCACACAACCGTAGGACATCCAGCAAGTGACAGGGATTTTTGGGGCGACATATATCCTTTGCCCGGTAATTTAGTAGAAGATGGATATTTGAGCATGACAATAAACGGGTCAACTTATTGGTTACATATTTATACGGGTGATCCGGGTATAAAGTGCTGTTCAAATCTTAGCGGAATTTGGAGACCGATTTAATATGAGCAGTTCTAGTTCAAGCGGTTTACCTTATGGGATGGCAGCATGGTGGGATGCTGCCGATTACTCAACCTTTACTTTTGATATTGGAACAGCAGTTACGCAGTGGAGGGATAAAAGCGGAAATTCTAACCATCTTAACCAAACTACTGATTCAAAACAACCAACCTATACAGTTAACGGTTGGAATAATTTACCAATAGTAGACTTTGGTGCTTTCGGATCTAACGATGGAACTAAGATGTCTATGAGCTATACTTCTGCTATTACTGCTGGTAGAAGTTATTTTATAGTCATGTTTGGTAAAAATCACTTATTTACAAGCACAGCAAATTATCAGTTCCATCGTGGAGACACAATATCAAACGATAACGCAATAATAGTTAATAGTTTATATGCTTCTGCTAACGTTAAAGCCGCTGGTTGTAGGGTAAATAAAACTGCAAGAGCCATAACAACTTATAATTTGTCTGCTACAGATTTTCAGTTAGTTTCTATTATATGCTCAGGCGATGCGTCAAGTAATACTATATGTAACGATAGAAACTTTTATACAGGTGGTCAGAAAGTAGCAGAAGTTATTATTTATACTACTACGTTATCAGACGCAGATAGAAACGACGTAGAAAATTATCTATATAATAAGTGGTTCGTAGATGCATCAACTTCTTCTTCCGAAAGTGTAGCGCCAGATGTATCTACAAGTAGTTCTAATTCCAGTTCTTCTAAATCTAATTCTTCTAGTTCTGAAAGTGTAATACCAGACGATAGCAGTTCTTCTACTCCTTCAAGTCAATCCTTAAGTTCATCAAGTAGTTCTAAGAGTGTTTCTTCTATAAGTTCTCAAGGATATAGTGAATCTAGTTCTTCTACTCCTTCTTCACAATCTTTAAGTTCTATAAGTTCTCAAGGATATTCTGAGTCGAGTTTATCTTCTGTAAGTAATCCAAGTAGTCAATCAACTCCTTCTAGTGAATCTAGTCCTTCGTCTATTTCAAGTCAAGGATATTCTGAATCAAGTTCTTCTTCTAACTTTGAGTGGTGTGATGCTATACCTGTTTTAGATATGGACCACGTTAAAGTAACCAGTACAGAAGGAGATCCGTGGAGGGACTTTGCTGGTTATGAAACGTGTGATACTGCAAATTCTTTAATAGGTAGTTGGAATGGTAGACAGTGGCTATCTAATATTGGATCCGGAAGAATTAATCAAAAATTTAATATAGATCTTGGTTCCGGATATATAATTAAAAGAATTTATTACGAAAATAGTCATACTTCCGGTGCTGGAACCACTACGGGTGTTAAAAACGTTATATTTTATGGAACTAATTCTGCTACTGCCTTTGCTAATATAACATATTCTGATACCACTGATTTAACTCAAATATGGTCAGGAACTTTTGATGAACACGTAGCGCTAAATCAACCCGATCCTAAATATATTAATCTAGTAAATTCTACTTCTTACCAATATTATGTTCTTAGAATTGCAGATAGTTATGCTCCCTTACTTAATTATGGGATGGGTATTAGAAGGTTGGTATTACAATTTGATTGTAACGACATACGTTCTTCTAGTTCTTCTTATGTTATAAATTGGAGTAGTAGTTCTTCGGAATCATCTGGTAGTAGTCCTTCTTCTGGAAGTTCTTTAGAATATAGTTCTTCTTCTCAAAGTTTAAGTTCTGAATCAACTCCTAGTAGTTTAACTTCACAATCCTTAAGTTCGGAATCAACTCCTTCTTCTGAAAGTTCACCTAGTTCTGAGTCTAGTGGATCTTCTGGAAGTAGCATAAGTATTTCTTCTGAATCATCTGGAAGTTCTGGTTCAAGTCAAAGCATAAGTTCAAATTCTGATGTAAGTTCTTATAGTTCGGAATCCAGTGGTAGTTCTGGAAGTTCTCAATCTATTAGTTCTGAATCTTCTGGAAGTTCTGGTAGTAGTGGTAGTTCTGGAAGTTCTGGTTCAAGTCAGTCTTTAAGTTCAGAAAGCAGTCCTTCTTCTGGTTCTTCTGGTTCAAGTTTAAGTAGCCAGAGTATAAGTTCTGAATCTTCTGGAAGTAGTGGATCCAGTGGTAGTAGTCAATCCTTAAGTTCTGAATCAACTCCTTCTTCCGTAAGTTCTGGTAGTTCTGGATCTTCTGGTAGTTCTTTAAGTAGCCAAAGTTTAAGCAGTGAATCCAGTGGAAGTTCTGGAAGTAGCCAATCTATAAGTAGTGAAAGTAGTCCTTCTTCTGGGTCATCTGGTAGTAGTGGTAGTTCTGGAAGTAGTTTAAGTTCTCAATCTATAAGTTCTGAATCAAGCGGAAGTAGTGGTAGTTCTGAATCGTCTGGAAGTTCGGGTAGTAGTCAAAGTCTTTCTTCTGAATCATCTGGAAGTAGTGGATCTTCTGGTAGTTCACAATCTTTAAGTTCGGAATCAAGTGGTAGTTCAGAATCAAGTGGTAGTAGCGGAAGTTCCCAATCCTTAAGTAGTGAAAGTTCGGGAAGTTCGGGTTCTTCT